ACTTGAGCCTGGTGACAGTACCTCACATTCCCCAGTGGCTCATGTTGATCTAACCATGGACGAAGGTGTGTATGATCCAGACTACAGAGGTGGATACAACAACGAATTTGACGAACTAGAAGATTTGTTGAGCAAATCGGGCATGAGTCAAGATGACTTGATGCGTCAACGATTCCTAGCCAGCAAGCACGGACTCAACACACCTGCAGACATGGCCAAATTGCCTGCACTGAAAAAAGATGCAGAAACAGGCTATGTGGCACGTAAGGCTGCACTGGATGCTGATTTAGAAAAGCGTAATCAACAGTACTTGCAAGACAAACTCACGGATCTAGAATATCAACAAGATCCAGTGGCTTTTGTAAAAAGACGCACACAACAAATCACGCCAACAGCACCTACTGCACCAACAGCACCAACAGCACCAACAGCACCTGATGCTCCAGCAGATGTAGCAGCCGAACCCGGAGTAGATTATTCTTTGCCTCGAGCAAAACTGGGATCAAGCCCAAGTGCAAGATTGCCTAACTTTAGACCAGAACCATCTGCAGAAGTTCCAGCACCATCAGATCAAATAGATACTCGCAATCAGAAATCATCTATATTCCAGCAACTGGCACAGTTGAGAAACCGAACCCGTGGCAACATGGCAGAAAACAGCAACGATGATCCAATTAACAGCAACAGTGCAATGACCGGTGCCTACTACGAAGGCAAAGAAACCCAATCACAAGAAGGCGATGCACTTCTGGCAAGAATAAAATCACTGGCTTTGCTCAGATGACATAAATACACTTGACACGTAGACAAAAAGCGCATATACTACTACAGTGTTTGCGTTTTTTTGTTTGTGTCACAGGCAACTAAGATCTAAACATTTAGATAGGCAACATAACATAGGCAACTTATTAAGGAGAAAAAACTATGGCATCATTAGCAGAAATTAGAGCAAGACTACAGGCAGCAGAGGGCAACAAAGGTGGGCAATCCACCGGTGGAGACAATTCAATTTATCCACATTGGAACATGGAAGAAGGGCAAAGTACAACACTGCGATTCCTTCCCGATGCAAATACAAAAAACACATTTTTCTGGCAAGAACGAGCAATGATTCGTTTGCCTTTTGCTGGCATCAAAGGCGAAGGGGATTCCAAACAAGTGTACGTGCAAGTACCTTGTGTGGAAATGTGGGGCGAAGCCTGTCCTATCTTGGCAGAAGTACGCACCTGGTTCAAGGACAAGAGCCTTGAAGAAATGGGTCGCAAATACTGGAAGAAACGCAGTTACATCTTCCAAGGCTTTGTGCGTGAGAACCCACTAAGCGAAGACAAGACTCCGGAAAATCCTATCCGACGTTTCATTATCGGACCACAAATCTTTGCCACCATCAAAGGTGCGCTGATGGATCCTGAACTGGAAGAAATGCCCACAGACACCCTGCGTGGTTTGGACTTCCGAGTTAGTAAAACTGCCAAAGGTGGCTTTGCTGACTACTCAACATCAAAGTGGGCACGTAAGGAATCAGCATTGACCGAAGCAGAACAAGCGGCAATTGCCACACATGGCTTGTTTGACTTGAGCACATTCTTGCCCAAGAAACCCGGCGACGTGGAGTTGAAGGTGATCAAAGAGATGTTTGAAGCTTCAGTAGATGGACAACCTTACGACACAGAACGCTGGGGTCAATACTTCCGTCCTGCTGGTGTTCAAGCACCGGGTGGTGCCGGAGCCGCACATGCGGATGAGGACACTCCTGCACCAGCAGCCAAGCCTGCACTCAAAGTGGCTGCACCCGCACCCGCAAGTGACTTTGACGAAGACGACACACCTACAGCAGCCGCACCAGTGGCCAAGCCTGCAGCATCAGGACAAAATGCCCAGGACATCCTGGCCATGATCCGTAGCCGTCAAGCCAAGTAATGAAGACAGCTCTGGATACAGAGCTGTTTCCAGAACTATGTGAAGTGGTACATGTACCACTTCACAATCAATGGGTTTACTTAATTCAAAAAAACGGAAGCAGCAGTTTACGAGTTCAAAGAGCATTGAACAATCTCATGACAATGTTCAATGAACAAATAACAGATCTTGATTATGTAGATGTGTATGTACGAAACCCGCGAACCAGATATATCAGCGGAGTCAACACTTATCTACAGCATCTTCAACGAGATCATCCTGAACTAGATTACAACACTGCATTTTGGTTTGCACGTCGGTATAAATTTTTAAATCGGCATTACTTACCGCAATTTCATTGGTTGGCAAATCTCAGTCAATACCTGCACAAAGATGCAAAAATACGTTTTAGAAATTTTAAAGATTTCTCCAATATAGTTGAGTTTGACAGTGATGCTGATATTGTTAGACCAACTCCAGAATTTATAAAAAAATTATTTGAAAACAATTCAGAGTTAGATTTTTGGTTATTTTTAGATCAAATATTGTTGAATCTAGCAGGACAAGAATTGACCTGGACTGAACTAATGCAATATTACAAAGATAACTATCCAGATATTATAAAACATGTATTGCCCAAGACTTGATCATTTTGTAAGATTCAACCCCAGCGGCACAGTGAGCCGCTGTGGACATATGACTCAAGCACCAGAATTTTCTTCATTGGAAGAAATGGAACAAAGCCTTTGGTTAAGAAATACCAAATTGAGTTTTCACAAAGGTATCTGGCCCAGTGAATGTGTTAGATGCAAACAAACAGAACAAGTCAGCAACATCAGCATCAGACTCAATGCTGTGGAGTTTGATCAAAAACAAACTCGCCAGGACTACTTGACTGTAGGAGGTGTGCTAGACAATGTTTGTAACAGTGCATGCCAAACTTGCAATGAAAATTTGAGTACAAAAATTGGCAGTTTGCAGTCTCGAGATTATGTGCGGGTCGACAACAGTAATCACTTTTGGTCACTGCCTTTGGATCGTGTGGTGCATTTGGACATCAACGGTGGAGAACCCAGTGCCAGTAAAAATTATCGTCACATACTAAAAAACATTCCAGAAAATGTTGCCAGTGTCAGGATTAACACCAACTGTTCTGTATTAATGACTGAAGTTGAAGAATTATCTAAACGCGGCATACAAGTCACAGTCACAGTGAGTTTGGACGGAATTGGTCGAAAGCACAATTACATTCGCTGGCCTATTGTGTGGGAAGAGTTTGAACACAACTTGCTGACATATCAACGCATGAACATAGATTTGAACACATGGACCACAGTAAGTGCATTGAACATTGGTGATCTAAAGAATATTTTTTCTTATGTACAACAACATAATTTAAAAAATTCTTGGGCGTTGTTAGAAAATCCGTCGGTGTTGAGTGTAAAGCACAGTAATCATTTGACAAGAACTGCGGACGTTCCTGATCAACTCAAATCTATTGTGGCCCAGGGCAAGGACAACACCGTCGAACTGCAATTATTTACATTGGCACAAGATCAGTTACGTGGTATTAAATTATGGGATTACTACAGATGAAAATAGCAATAACTGGGCACAGTGCAGGTATTGGGCAAGCATTAACCAAAGTGTATCAGGCACAAGGACATGAAATTGTTGGTCTCAGCAAACGACATGGACACAACATCAGAAACATTCCTAAAATAGCGTTGAATATTGAACCTTGTGATGTGTTCATAAACAATGCACAGGCTGGATTTGCACAAACAGAATTGCTATTTGAAATGTATAGATTGTGGAAAGGCCAAGCAGGCAAACGTATCATAAACATCAGCACCATTATGGCTTCGCAACCAGTGAGTACACTGCCAGGATTGGACATGATTGAATACAGAAATCAAAAAGTAACATTAGAACAAGCACACTATCAATTGCAACACTTGCAAGATTGGCCCAAACTTGTTTTAATCAGACCGGGTGCAGTTGCTACACAACCGGGGCAGGTTAGTCCCATACCATATGCTGATGTTGATGAATGGGCAAAAACTGTTGTGCATATATTGGATACTGCTGGCCCTAATTTAGAAGTCAGTGAGTTATCACTGGGTGTAAATTATCCATGAACAGTCGAGAATATCTGACCAATCGAGCATTTTGTCCAGTGCCCTGGACCAGTATCATGTACAACTTTGACGGCACAGTTAAAAATTGCATACGTAGTGCTGAACCCATTGGCAACATACAAGACAACGACATAGAACAAATACTTGGCCGTGACTATCTGATCAAAGCAGACATGCAAGCAGGACAAAAGTTTGCTCGATGCAATCCTTGTTATGATTTAGAAACGGACAAAAACAATTTCAACATCATCAGCGATCGTGTGTTCTATCTCAAAGAACTGCGTGATGTTGACAACACATTGT